TGTTGTGGGTGCGTCGCTGATGGTCGGCGTGCCTCTAGGCCCAGTCGTGCTTGCCAGTCGGGCGGATGCTGACGTCGGCCGTGAGGGCCGCGTCCACAGGCGCCTTGGGTGCGATGTTGGTCACGAATCCCGAGAACAGCCACTTGCTGCCGTCCGGGTAGGTGATGCGGTAGATGTCGCGCGAGCCATCGAACCAGGCCTTCTGTAGGCCGTTCGTCTGGTCGTGCGAGGACTCAGTCGGGATGAAGTTGATGCGCAGCGTGAGGTCTCCGTGCCGACGAATGCCCACGATGTAGCGGTCATCGCTCTGGTTGTGAGACGTTGTCTCGATCGCCTTGCGCGTCAGCGCAGGCGCCGTCACGTCCGTCAACTCCGCGATGTCCGCGAAGCTGACCGAGCCACCCTGTGGACTGGCGTCGGGCCAGTTCGGGTCCTTGCTACGGGCCACCACCGTTCCCTGTGCCGAGATGCCGAAACTCATCTGTCCCTCCTGCCGCGCTAGGCGGCTGAGACGTCCTGATTCCTGACCTTGGTCAGGATGTTGTACGCTCGCCTGGCGAGCATGTTTGCTGTCTCGAACTTCGCTGAGTGCACCCTGATGGCCGCAGTTGAACGCTGATACGCAACACCCAGCACGTTGTGCGTCTGCTCGGGTGGCGGTCCGCCAGTCTCCACGATCACAGTCACGTCTCCGGCCTCTGGGAGGTCCACCTTGCCTGATGACAGCAGGTCACTTCCAAAGACACCCACGCCTATGCCAGCAGCGACCTCGCCAGAGATGAGGTGGATGAGCTCCCTTAGGAACGTGTCTGATGGGGCCTTCTGGGCAATGACGTTGAAGAACACGATGCTGCGGTCCTGTTCATCAATCAGGCCGTCCTTCGGCTCATCCATTGCCCTGATCCACGCGTACATCGTCATGTCTATCCCCACCTCAGGTCATCTGCTAGGTCCCTGGTGGCTGTCCGTGCCGCCAGCATCAGCGGTGTCTCCAGATACTTCGGTCCGCGCCCGCCAGGTTGGAACTGCACTGGATGCCCCATATCCTCGGCCGTGACCCATGATGGTGGCGAGTGCATCGACAGGTGCTCGTGAACTGCCAGGGCATATGGCGCACTCGGCCCGCCAAACCGCAGGCGAACGACGATCGTGCCGTTCTCACGCGTCGGCCTGTCGACGTGACCGCTGTTCGCAAGCGTAGAGAACCGCACCGGCACGTACTGGTCCTTGGAGATGGACATGATGCGCTCACCAAGCCGGTACATTGCGGCCTCAACCTGCTTTGGCTGGTTGAAGTTGACAAACTCCAACTTGGCCAGAGCAGCAGCCGTGCCTCCCTCGAAGTAGAACTGGAACTCATCAGCCAATGCGCCTACTTCACCACTGTAGAGTGACGGTTCAGCGTTAGTGGCTCGCTGCCAAAGTCAACCAGCTTGAAGCCGCCAGTCGCTGTCTCGACCTCCGTCCTGAACTTCTCCGCAACGCTCTCCCAGCGGTACTCTGGCCGGCCAACGAGCTCGAGGCCAGCCTTAGTCGCCTCACCCCGCTTCGATTCGAAGCTGTAGAGCTCGTCCAGCTTGACGAGGAACTCACCACGATCAGCGATGCCGCCGATGGCGTTGACGCCATTAGGTGTGACTGCGGTGGCCGAGCAGTGGACCAGGGTCGCTGCGCCCCTCGCCCATTCCCCGAGGGCAGCCCACTCTGGCACGATCTGCGGGATGCCGCAGGCCATCCCCTCCATCGTCGTCAGGCCCCAGCCCTCACCCTGAGACGTGCTGACCTGGACGTCAAAGCATGAGTACGTGTTGGCGAGCTCCTCCTCACTCACGCCAGTGCCGATGTCCGGTTCACAGATGATGAGCCTGTTGGCCAACCCATAGAACTGCATGAGCTGCTGCACGTCGCAGCCCTCCTCACCTGTCGGAGCCACGTGCAGGAACAGGAACGCGTCATCAATGCCGCGGCTCCTGACCCAGCGCCAGAAGTACTCGATGGTGAGGTCAAGTCGCTTGCGTGGCTGGTTGCGGTTCACGTTTGCAACGATGAACGCATCCCGCACTGATCCTGGCAGACCCAGCCTCTCGCGTGCCTCGGCCCGAGGGGTGGGCTTGTACACGTTCAGGTCAACCCCAAGCGGCACAACGCCCGACGTGCCAGCGTATCCACCACGCCTTGCCTCCTGGGCGCCAAAGTTGGTCCAGAAGATGGCGTGTGTCAGGCCGTTGAGGGCCGCGCCTCGGCAGTTGAGTCCATCCACAGGCATGGACGCGATGACCGGGGCGTTGCCAGTCTGCTTCATGTAGGCTGGCACGTTCCATGGGTCATTCTGGATGATGACGACGTCTGGCTTTAGCCTCGAGACCAGGACAGCCGTCCGTCGCACACCGAACGCATCGCCACCAGTGTGGGCCGGATATATGTCATACGGATACGGATGAGGATCTCCCTTGTAGTTGAGCCCCAGCACATGGATGTCCCAGTCGTCCCTGAATGCCTCCAGCGTCTTGTGCGTGCAGCGCGCGAACCCAGTGGAGACCACAGCATCACCAATCCAGAGCAGCCTCTTCATAGCAATCTCCCCCAGAACTCACGCGCCAGCGTGCCCCAGTCAAACCGGGCAAGCACGGCGTCTCTCTCAGTCTGCGTGACGGGTCTGGCCCTCCCCATCACTGCGCATAAGTGCGACACGAGCTCCTCGCCAGAACACTCAGGAACGAACGACGCAAAGTCATTATACCAATGGCGCATGTCAGGCCTATCGAACACGATGGGCCTGGCGCCACACGCGAATCCCTCGATGACCGGGAGCTCGAACCCCTCAACGTACCTCAGGCCTGAGACCCAGCGGGCCCGGCCGTACAGGCGACAGAGGTCCTCGTCCGAGATGCCGTGGTGGGCCCGCCACCCGGACGGTCGGGATTTCATCCCGACCACGTCCTGGGGTCCCAGATGTGCAGTAGGAAGGCCGATCCGGGCACAGGCCAGGGCCGCGTCCTCGATGGCCTCCGCGGGCGCGCCTGAGACAAAGCCGCTTGTTACTATCCCCAGCGTACGCTCGTACCAGGATCGATCTTCCCACCGAAAGACGCCGGGGTCTACTCCCAGCGGGGCCCGCAGGAACCTCGGCGCTATGGACGACAGGTCATAGTGGCTCCAGACGAGCTCTGCGCCAGCGAACGCCTGCGCCCAGAACTCCCGAGGGGCCCCAGCAGACAGGTAGCAGTGCTGCAGTATGACGCAGCGCGGGGCCCTCAGGGTCTGCAGCGAGTCCGCGCCGATCACGTGGACGGCCTGGAGGTCAGCATCCTCCGGCCGCCGCGTGAACACCACCCCAGCAGGGGCGTGCCTCTCTATGGCTGCCGCCATGCGGTGCATGGATTGGCTAAGCGTGGACGGAACCGGTCGCACGTAGGCCCTCATGGGTGGTACACCCTTAGCCCCCAGTCTGTCCAGACCTTGAACCCCTTGGCCCTCGCGTCGGCGCAGAACCCCACCAGGGCCTGGTCACTGCACCGACAGGCCCTCGCGACGGCCCCGCTCATCACGAGGAAGCTGCCTGCCGCACTGAGCTCCGTGAGCTGCCCCTGGTTGAGCTCCCTGTGGTGCGGTGGGAACGGACCATAGCGCTCACCATCGAGGCCGCGGAATCCCCAGATGTCGTAGAAGACCTTGTGCCCCTCTCCGCAGAACACAGGAACAGCAACGACGTCGCGCCCAGATTTGACGTGCCTGATGGCCGCCAGCAACGTGTCTGTCTGCCATATCAGGTCACTCTCGATGTACGCAGCAGCGTCCACGTGCTCGCTGACGCTCTCAAACGTGCCATTGGCGGCGAACGCAAACCCCCTGAGTCTATCAGGGTGCTCGGATGACCCCATGTCGGGGAACCCGTGGTGCCTCTCGACCAGCTTGAACGGGATGCCCAGGGTTGGTAGCATCGACATCAGGTTGCCCCGCGTGTCGTTGGTGCTGTCGCCCCAGGCCGCAAGGAGCTCCACGTTGAGCCCTGTGCCAATGGTGCTCCTCAGGAGTCCAGAGACGCGGCAGCAGTAGAGCCGCACAAACTCCGGGCTGCTGTTCCGGAAGCACGAGAGGATGGCCAGGTTCATCTCACCACCCTCCGCGCCAGGAACCGCGCCGGCAGTCCTGCCCAGACCTCCCAAGGCGGCACGTCCTGGGTCGCCACAGCACCGGCTGCGAGCACGGCACCCTCCCCGAGGGTCACGCCGGCCAGCACAACGGCGTTAGAGCAGACCCAGGCGTAGCGGCAGACTCTGGTCTTGAGTCGCTCGATGCTCTGCATGGTGGCCGGGGCAGTCACGCTCATGCTCAGGCCGTCCACCTTGTGGCTGCCGGATATCACCTTGCCTCCCGACGATATGGTGGCATAGTCCTCGATGACAGTCTCTCCACCACCAACCCCGATGTGTGCGAACGACGCGATATGCACTCCACGACCAATCCAGAGTCCGATGCCCCCCTCCAGCTTGACGAATCCGTCAACGCGTGTGTCGTCACCGATCGTGATGTTGTGACGTCGCGTCATGATGATGGGCTGGTGCAGTACAGCGTCAGCCATTGTGCCTCCGCACTGATCTCCTCAGGGTGTGACAGACCCACCGCACGTCATCCTCGGTCATGCCAAGGTGAAGTGGAAGCAGCAGGCCATCTCTGGCGATGTCCTCGGCCACCTGGTACCTCTCAGCGACGCGGTGGCACGGCTGAGTGTGTAGGGCTGGAAACACTGGTCGCGTCTCCACCCCAGCACCATCAAGGTCCAGCGCGACCCTGTCACGCTCCTTCACCAGGATCGGCATCACCCATGGAACGGAGCCAGCAGGCCTGTGCTGCCTCGAGAAGTCCTGGAGCTCCTCCTCGTACACGGCCATCAGAATCGCACGACGCTCGATATGCTCGTGCAGCTTCTCGATCTGCCCCAGGCCGACTGCTGCCTGTAGGTCAGTCAGGCGGTAGTTGTACCCGAGGACCTCGTGGACGTACCGTCGTCTGCCGCTGGTGCCCTGTCCACGCAGCAGGGCGCACTGCGCAGCGAGCTCGCGCCGATTGGTGACCACCGCGCCACCCTCGCCGCACGTGATCACCTTGTTGCCGTAGAAGGAGAACACAGCCGCCGTCCCGCTCAGGGGGATGCTGTGCCCCTCGCAGGAGTCCTCGAGCACCCACCCCGAGATGATCGGGAGCTCGCCACTCACGCCGTACAGGTGAACTACGATGGCCCCCACGGCTCCACTATCGTGGACCGCTCTCTCCATGGCGACTCGGCTGGCATTCCAGGTCCTCACATCGACGTCAACGAACACAGGTTCAGCGCCGCAATACCTGACCGCGTTAGCCGTGGCAATGTACGAGCATGCCGGCACCACCACGCGGTCACCCGGCTGCAGCCCGAGGGCAAGCAGGGCCAGGTGGAGGGCTGTAGTACCGCTGGTAGTCACAACGGCGTGCTGCGCCGCTGACATGCGAGCCACGGCCCTCTCGAAGTCCCTCACGTATCGACCGGCACTGAGCTGCCTGTTCAGCATGACGTCGTGGACATACTGGAGCTCGTTGCCCAGGAACGTCGGCTCAGCCATCCTGATTGGGCTCATGTGATCACTGTGATGCCAGCGTGGTCTTGCCGAGCATACCCACCAGCAGGAAACCTTTCTTGGTCACTGGGTCCACGACACCACCAACCATGGCGACGATTGGTCCGGTTGTCCCGTCAGGCAACACGAACTCATCACGAGAGTCGATGGGCTCGTCACGTCCTGTTGAGCCCTGTGGCTCCACGACCGTGAGGAACGTCAGCCGGGCCTGTACGCCGGTGACCTGCCCGTCCTCCTTCACGAACTTCTCCAGATTCTTCTCCACGAGTGCTGGCCGCGTCACGGTGTCGAAGTTCTTCTCACCGAACCCGTCCTTGTTGCTGATCCATCGCCTGTGCGTGACTGAGCACTGCACTGGCTTAGACACCTTGTTCGCGGTCTTGATGGCGTTGCGGACGATGCTGTCTAGCGCCACGGGCCTACCAGCCCCAGAACCCGAACGGCGGGGTGGTCTTGGGGTTGAACGTCTCGAACAGCAGCGTTGCCTTGTTGCCAGCCAGGATCTGCTCTGCGGTCGGAAGCAACCAGCTTGGCACGAGGAGCACCCGCACGACGTCGGGCACCATGAGCCGCCCGGCGAGGTCGGCAGACTTCTGGAGCGGCACGACGTTGCGTCCGCTCTCGTCCATGCTGAGCTGATCGAACGTGACAGAGACGCTGCCAGCCTTGACGGATGTGATCCTCTGGTTCACGACGTCGTTGCTGTCCGTGGTGTCCACCTTGATGATCCTGGCAAACTCGGACACGGCGTTCTTGAGGTCGATCGGCACCACCGTCGCGTCGATGTCGAACCCGTTTCTGGTCTTCATCCCGATCCTGGGCCACCCGAGGGCCTGCGCTGCTGTCGCTGCGGCGCCTGTCCAGCACTGAGGCATCCTGTCGATCAGCATCGTGGCCAGGATGAGTCTGTTCTCCTTCTCCGCCTGCACGAACGCCGTCCACGTAGCGGCGTCCAGACTTGTGGCGTTGTAGGCGTCCGCCTCAGCCACGCTCGGGTAGCTGTTCGCTGCTGGGTCACCGGCGCTTGAGTTGAACGGCACGCCATGCCTCCTTGAGCTCTAGGTCTGCCCGGTACTTCGTGCCACCCGGGCAGGTACGGCCAGCGAGCACGCGCTGCTCACTCCCTCCAGGCGTGACTTGTTACGCGGTGCCCGACGTGTTGAGCACGCACACGCCGCAGCGGTGCGCGAAGTCCGACCTGATGAGCGGCACCGAGATCATGAACGCCTTGAAGTTGATCTGGAAGCCACCCTCCACGTCCCACTGGATGGTCTGGAGCGGCTCCCCCTCGACCATCTCCACGACGTCCGGCGTCATCTGCGCGACCACGACCGTGTTGCCCGGCATCTGGTCGGCCACCGTCACCGACTGCAGCCTGTCGACCTCGAGCAGGCGCTGGCTGATGGTGATCGACCCGAACGACTTGAAGTCATCCTCCAGCTTGACGCTGAAGCCGGTCGGCACGTACAGCGCGTACGGGCCGAACATACGGGCGGCCTCCAGCTTCTTGATCATGTTGAGCACGTCCGCCAGGATGTCCGTCCCCACGCACGCCGTCTGGTCCCAGGCGCCGTGCGACCCGAACGCGACGCGGTTGACGTCGGGGTGCGTGGTGTACCCGTAGATGGGGATGCCGCCGTAGACCTCGGTGGCACCGTTGAACAGCATGGACTCCAGCTTCTCCGCGATGACGCGACCGGCCGTCCGCACCTGCAGCGTGTCGAGCGGCTCCCCCAGCGTGCGAGAGGCGCTCAGCGTCCGCAGGTTGATGAAGAAGTCCTTGTGGAGGATCGGCAGCGGCAGGTTCTCCAGAGAGAACTCCTGGCGGTCTCCCTCGGTGCGGGTGATCCCGTCCAGCGTCATCTCTGCTGGGTTGAGGAACGTCGCCTTCTCATACTGGAACATCGTCTTGCCGATCCCACCCTTGACCGGCCGGGTGAGGCCAGCAGCGAGCAGGTCGGCGACACCTCGGAGCCTGATGAGCGCCGACTCGACCAGCTTCTCATCGAATTCGATCCACTCACGCAGGCGGAGGGTGTCCGCGGTGCGCAGGTCACTGGTGCTGATCTCGCGGCCCTCGCTCAGGGCCCGCAGGAACTGCTGTCCCGCCCACTGCCCCGTGGCCCCCATGAAGAACTTGCGGCCGGAGGTGAGGACGTCACCACCGCCGCCATTTGCCCTGTCCGTCATCTGTGCTCTCCTTCTTGCCCTGTCTCTGGGCAGCTAGCGGCGGTTAGACGAGCTCCACCCGGATGCGAACGTTGCCCGGGCCAGCGGAGTTGTCGACGCTCTCCACGGCACGGCCGAGGCGGAGCGAGGTGGTGACGCCGGTCTTGGTGAGGCAGCCGGTGGCGTCACCGGTCAGGTAGTCGCCGTCGGTGACGTTCTGCCCCGAGGGGATGAACGCGTAGACGCGCTGCCCGCCGTGGAACGTGCCGGCCTTGACCTGGTCTCCGATCGCGTAGGCGTGATCGATGTCGTTGCCGAGCTCGTCACGCTCCAGCGCGAACGTCCTGGCGATGTTGGCGGCGTTCGCGGTGTTCTTGATCCACTTGCCGTTGCCGTCGATGTTGAGGAGGTGCCCCGGCGTGATTGCCTCGGCTGCCTTGCGCTCCTCCACCGTGACGGGAGGTCCGCCGAGCAGTGCGATGACCCTGCGAGCCATTGCTTATTCTCCTTTCCTTGACTCGGCGTCCCTTACGACGCCTGCTTGTTGCCGCGCAGCGCGAGCACTCGAGTGGCCAGTGACGGCGGAGAGGGGATCTTGCCCTCCTCACCATTGTCCTGACCGCGCGCGGGGCCGTTGCCGCTGAAGTCGTTCTTGGGCTTGCTGCCAGACACGAGCAGCTGAACCTTCTCCAGCTGCTCCACCGTCATGGCGTTGAGCTCCTCCTCGCTGTACGCCTTCTGCGCGCTCTTCAGGCCGCTCACGAGCTCGACCTTGCGAACGCGCAGCTGCTCCTTGTGGCTCGCGTAGACGGACCTGATCTCCTCAGGCGCCTCTGCGAGGTACTCCTCCACCGTCTTGGGCTTGGCCACGTCTCCTCCCTTCATCGTGGCCGCGTCCTTGACGGTTGCGGCCATGTTCATCGGCTGCTGCGGCGCTGCGGCTGGCGGCGGGGTCTGCTCCTCCCCTGGCGGCTCTGCCGGCGGGGTCTTCTCCAGCGACGCCGCCAGGTTCTCCAGGTCACCCAGGGCCTCATCGGACCACTCTGCGAGCTCCTCCGCCGCGTCGTTGCCCAGGAACCCCGGGGCCACCTTGTTCACTCGGTCGATGATCCCCTGGATCCGGGCAGAGCGGCCACCCTCCCTGGCCCCGCCCGCTGGGGCAGCTGCTGCCTTGTTCTTGTGCATCATTGCCTCTCCTGCGGTCTTGTTAAGGGCCTTGCCGCCGCACCCGCATCCTGCGTCGGCCGCCTGTGCGGCCGCGGGCGTTGCCCCCGCGGCTGGCGTTGTCACAGCAGGGGTGACCGGCTCATAGGTCGTCACCTGCTTGACCTCGGTGCTGGTAGGACTGAGCACGACGCCCCCATTGGCGTCGATGGTGTACTCACGAGAGTAGAGTTGTAGGGCAGCAGAGTCCCACGGCATCTCGCCGCCAGCCGGGCACGCAGCATACACCACGTACGTTGGATACACCGCGTCGATGCCCAGGAACCCCGGCACGCCAGCGAACAGCGCCGCATCCAACGCAGAGCGCACGTCCTGGTCTGACATGTCCTCGGCCTGTGACGGCCGGAACAACGACAGGAGCCGCTCGCGCAGCGACCTCCGTGTGTTCAAGTCGGTCACCTTTTTCATCGCTCCTCCCGCGGCAGCCGCAGCTGCCCTGGGTGCACCGCACCCCATGTTGAGGTTACAGGCGCCCTCCGTCCCACTCGGGAGGATGGCAAGGTGATCAGGCGTCACCTCATGCCACACTGCGCCGTACTTCTTGCCATCGTAGATGCCTAGCTTCTTCTCCTCGGCCACGAACACGCCGACAGAGACCTCCACAATCTGCCCATCCTGGATGCGCTTCACCGCCTCATCCGCGCCAGGGACGACAGCAGCACGCGCAAGATCGATCCAAGCCTCCGTGGTGAGCTTGTCGTCCTTCATCGCGGAGTGGAAGCACATGCCGATCATGTAGCGCTCGAGCACGCCAGGCTCGTTAGCACTCACGCGCTCACCGTCCACGCTGGGGTGATCCAGCATCACCGGCCTGCCGTTCCACCCCTGCGGCACCTTGCCAAACTCCTCGGACAACACGAGCTCTGGCGTGCTCGCGTTCACGGGGAAGATCACGCCCTCTACCAGCATGACCACGGGCACGACAAGGTGGTCACGACCCTGGTACGAGGCAGTGCGCAGGTTGGCAGCGTCAACGGCTGCCCGCATCGATCTGGACTGCTTCTGGATGTTGATGGCCGTCTCCTGCTTCTCCGCCTCCTCCCGCGTGTCATGGCAGCCGAGGGTCTTGCTGCCGTCCTTCGTCATGAGGCAGAACTTGTCACCACGCTTGACGATCATCGCTTCAGCCTTGGCACGCCAGCCAACAGCCCGAGGGTGGCAGCCTGGCTGGGCTCAAAGAGGGACAGCGCGGCCTCGAGCGCCGAGGCATCGGCCCGGAGCTCGTCGATAACGGCATTCACGACCGACAAGGTGGGGATGTCATCGGGGAACCCTGTATTGATGAGGTCGCTGATTGCCTGTATGGCGACTGCCAGGGCCCTATCCCTGCTGTTGTACTTGTCCAGTAGGACGTTGAGCTGCCTGCGAGTCTCGTTGGTCAGGTTGAACAGCTGATACTCGTGAAGCCCTCGCAGTCTCTCGGCGATGCCATCTCTGGCTATCACCAGAGCCACCTTGATCGTCACGAGGTCTACCATCCAGCGCTCCTCCCTTGTCAGACTCATGCGAAGATGGACGCCCCAGGAAGGCCCGGGGCGTCCACGTGCTCTACTTCGGGATTGCCGTCCCGGCCATCAGCCCGAACGACGTGGCCTCGGCGCTGGACACGACGTACTCCACAGTGTCGGAGATGAGGGTCACTCCGGCACCCAGGTCGGCATCCGCCTCGACCTTGAAGTGAGTCGTGCCCGGAGTGTCGGAGCTCACGACGGTGAACACCAGCGGAAACGCGGGGTCCTGCTCGAACGTGCTGTCACCGTCAAACACGGTGACGCGCAGAGCGCCGTCCACGGCGGCCGGCTTGCCCCCGCGCGTGATCGGTGTCGCGGTGATGGGCACCTTCTCCTCGTTCGTACTTGCCACCTGCAGCATCTTCACATCCTCCTTATCATTGCGTCACTGACACGATGCCCTGCGTG